ATTGTACTTTTTTCAGCAAATACAGAGGACACATCGTCAATGAAGAGAATACAATCCTTAGTTTTCTTTAATTCAGCAATAAGATTATTAAGACGTTCTTCAAACATCCCCCTCCATTGTGTTCCCGCCACAAGACTTGTTGGATTCAACATAAGGATTCGTTTATTTCTAAGTTGTGCGGGCACTTTATAATCATTTATCATATGAGCCAAACCATGCACCAATGATGTTTTTCCAACACCGGCCCCGCCAACAATTATTACATTGTTTTTCTTTCTTCGACAAAGAATACGAATCATTTCATCAAGGTCATTTTCTCTACCAATGATGTTATCAATCTTCTTTTTTCTTGCAAGTTCAGTTATATCACTACAATAACCATCCAAAATAGAATTTACTGTTTTTTTACTGTTTTTAACAGTATTACCAGACAATAAATCAGAAAGTTCATTAAACGAACTGACCCCAATCACTTCAACTCTTCGTGTCGGTGTATAACTTGTTGTTGGAGCCATTTCTTCAACAGATTCATTTTCGTCATTATTAGCCTCATTTTTTATCATTTCAACTTTTTTCATGACAATTTTGTAATCAACGCCCGCACGATTAAAAACCTTTTTCACTGAATTATTTGGAATATGTTCACCCAGGAGAGCAAGAAGAACATGAATACTATTCATGGTTTTATCACCCAACCCTTCCATCTCTTTTTCAGCATATCCTAAAATATCTTCAGCATTCTTATCCAATCTTATTTCCCTGTTAGGGTTGACAGCGGACAACGCTTTTTTATTAAGGAGTTCAAAATATGTATCATGAATTGTATTTAATGCAAGCGATGTTAAATAATTGGTAAGGATTCCGTATGCATAACAGTCTTTTTTCTGTAAAAAAGCAAGCACAAAATATTCTACCGATATAATCGGTGAAGGTAGTTCCCTACTCAATGAGTTCTCAATAAATCCCAACAATTTCTTTAACTCATTAGAGAATTTCTCATTTTCCATGTACTTCATTATAAAAACTTGTTTTTCTGAAATAATTTAACTATTTTTACAACAAAAATCAATAGCATATGATATTAAAATCGGTTTATAATGAAAATACTTTAACTGAAAAAGTTTGGTATGATTCTTCATCCGTTGTATATTCGGAATTCATCGAACATGAGAACGATAATAATGGTGAATTGTTCGTTACATTTAAAAATGGGGGAACTTATCACTACAAAAATGTGGATATGGTTCGAGATTATGTAATGTTCAAAAACGGGGGTCTTGATGGGTCACAAGGTAAGGCTTTGAATCAGCACATTAAATCTAAGTATGAATTTGAAAAACTTGAGAATAAGGATGTACAGCTTCTTCTTGAAGAAATGAATAATACTATGACTGATATAGAAGCCAAATATAATACAATTTTTATTTCAGGGCATAGAAATATAACTGAAGAAGAATTCAATAAAAATTACTGTGAACGTATCCGTGGGGAACTAATTGCCAATCCCGAACTTATGTTCGTCATCGGTGATTATCATGGGGTTGATATAATGGCACAGAATTTCCTTTTAGACCAACTTGAGATTAACCCTGAAAAAGTCACTGTTTACCACATGTGGGATAAACCAAGAAATGCAAATCCTAAGGTAATTAATTTCAAAGGTGGATTTACAAGTGATAGTGAACGCGATGAGGCAATGACAAAAGCATCATACCGAGATATTGCTTTTGTTAGAGATAATAAAGTAATGTCAGGCACGGCAGAGAATATCCTACGTCGTTTTCTTATTGACTAACTATTTATTACGAAAATAATGCATTATAAACAATAAATTACAATGGAAAGATTACACAGAGAACAGCCTATGGTTGAGGATGTAAAGTTCACCCCTGTTGTTGAGCAGATGGGTGTTGAATATCGTGGTATGAAAGGAGGCGAAGTAGAAGTTGATAACCTCCCTGTTGACACTATGGAAGGACTCATGGTTTCAACTATGATTCCTGAGGGTTTTTATGCTAAACCTGCAGCACCTGCTGAGGAACCTGAGGATGAGCCTACAACAGAAGAAGATATATGAAGGGGAGGGACAGTGAAATTGTCCAATGATGTGCAGGCATCTACAGTTATTCAAATCGAAAAAGGGGTAAAATCTGAAGTTAACCTTAATGGTAAAACTATAACCGCCGGCGTTTTTACTGAAAGTAATGGTGAAGTACTTGAAGGTGCTTCAGACAGTTACACTTTTTGGGTTAAAGATGGAGGAGAACTTGTTATCGAAGGTGATGGTAATGTAGTTGCACAGGAAGCAACATACAGTATGGCTGTATGGGCTCAGGGTGGTAACGTAATTATCAAGGATGGTAAGTTCTACAATGGAGGTGATGGTTGTGACCTTATTTATGCGAGTGCAGGTGGTAAAGTATATATCTATGGTGGCGAATTCCACGCAACCAAACGCGAGGGAGGAGAGACCGGAACCAAAAATGAGTATTCCGCACTTAACATTAAGGACAAGGATAGAAATAATTCGGAGATTGTTGTTTATGGCGGTAAATTCTTTGGATTCAACCCAGCAAACAACGTATCAGAAGGACCAAATACTAATTTTGTTGCTGAGGGTTATAAATCAGTTGAAACAAGTGAAGGCGTTTGGGAAGTTATGGCTATCTAATAAGAAGATGAAATTAATTGAAAAGACAGCGTTAAACGCTGTCTTTTCTTTTATTCTTTAAAAACTATTTATTGAAAAAATCTGTGTTTTATGGGGAAGATACAATTAAGTGAAAATCAATTCAATGATTTCATATTAAATATTGTTAAAGAAAGTGTTGAACATTTTTTAGATAAATGGGAGTATGATAATCATGATGCGGGTCAGCAAAGATTAATGAATAATTATGATGGCGAGGCCATTGATGAAATGGATTCTACTATTGAACGTTATGGTTGGGAAATTGCGCCTATTATGAAAACAGTTGTTAGGAATGGTAAAGAATATACTGCCTATATTTGTATCCCTAAAGAAGGCGCACAGAGAATTGGCGATTGGGCTTATGTTGCAGGTGACTTGAATATGATAGCAAACAAATATGGTATGGTGGTTGAACATGGTCGTTACAAAGGTATTGTAACCAATACCCCTGAGATGGAAGAGAAACCTAAGAAAGTGAAAAGAGGGATGGAACCTGAGGCTACTGCCGATAAATCAGGTGCACATTTCTTTATAATCAAACCGCGTTCAGAATCAAATTTTTAATATGAGTAAACAAGCAGGATATCGTTATAAAGAGGCTATAAACGAGTCTCAGGAATCGGAGTCAATTAAGGCTGCGAGGAAACTTTATATGCAACGCCGTGGGGTGGATGAGACTGAAGCCGACAGATGGGTTCGTATTGACCTTCGTGGTGATATTCCTGCATTAAGAAGTAAACAAGGCGGAAAATTCATATTTGGTGTAACAAGAATGTTCCTTGATGGGGAAATCAGAAATGCTGAGACAATTGAAGGCATAAATACTGCTGTTCAATATGCATCATCAGAAGCGCATATAAAGGAGTATGATAGAAATCTTAATAACCTTTCAGCACAAGAGTTTATAAATAAGTTTGCTGACATGGCAAAAGCAGATTCGCAGGCAGATAGACAAGCACGTTCACAAGAAGAATATTTAGGTGATTCCGAATATCAAATAATTCCAATCAACTCATTTGATGAGGCATTACAATATCGGGATTATACAAGTTGGTGTATCACCCGATATGAAAATATGTATGATTCATATACTTCCAACGGAGTTGCACAATTTTATTTTTGCCTGAAAAATGGATTTGAAAATATTAAACCTATTGCAGGACACAACTGTCCTTTGGATGAATATGGGCTTTCAATGATTGCTGTTTGTGTTGACAAGGATGGACGTTTAAAAACATGTACTTGTAGATGGAACCATGACAAAGGGGGTAATGACCATGTTATGGGCACAAAACAGATAAGTCAAGTTATCAATAGAAATTTTTATGAGGTTTTTAAACCCAATGATAAATGGGAAATGGCTTTTCAAAAAATCAAAGCCGATTTAAAAGCTGGTAAAGAATATCATCAGATTTTTGAATTTGTTTCGTCCCCTTCTGAGGGTATTACCAAGGTAAAATATGCAAAACAATGGAATTTCCTTAATGAAAACCGTGAATTCATATCAGAAACGTGGTTTGACCTTGCAACTGATTTTGCCAACGGTATAGCCGGAATACGAATTGAAAATAAATGGAATTTCATTAACAAACAAGGTCAATATATTTCACAGGAATGGTTTGCCAATATAAGTTGGGTTGGTGGTTATGATATTGAGACAAAGCAACCTATATCTTGGATTCCTGTACAAAAATTTGGGGACCATTCTTGGTATTTTATGAATTATGATGGAAATTTTATGTCTGACCAAGGATGGGAAGAAATTGATTCGTTTTATAATGGATGGGCAAGAGTTAAATGGAAAACACAATTTAATTACATTAATGCTAATAATGAACTTATTAGTGATGAATGGTTTGTTGAAGCCAATCCTTTTCGTAATGGGTATGCGTGTGTGTACAGCAATAAAAGAGGATGGAATTGGTTGTCAACTCGCGGTAATCTGATTCTTCCTGACCATTACGCCGACTATTTAAAAAACTTTGATAAAGATGGCTATGCATTATTCAGACATGATGGTAAATGGGGTGTAATAACAAATGAATGCGAGGTTGTTGTTGAACCGCAATATCGTCATATAGATGGGGAAAATAGAGGGGTTGCGAGAGTAGAAAATGATGAGGGATTAAACAATTACATTTATATACCTACAGGCGAGATACTTCTTGATAAATGGGTTTCACAAGGTAGATTACCTCGTTTATATAAAAATTGTATATATGCTGAAGTTTACTGGAATGATAACGACCCATATCCAGAAGATGTGTTATTGAAAAAAATGACGGGAAGTTTTATGAGTAGATTTAGACACAATGAAAATAAAACAATCATTATATCCGAAAGACAGGCTGAATTACTTAAAGAACATATATTGAATGAAGGGCTTTCACAGATAGTATATCATTTTACATCTATTGATAGCCTTTATGGAATTGTTATCAATAATAAATTTTATTTAAAATCAGGTATTTTTGGTGGTGGCTCTGACCTTGGCGGTGGAAAACGTATGTTTTACCTATCAACCACAAGAAATAGGAACGCCAAAGAAGGCTATTCTTTTATGGGTAAAACAAGTGTGCGTATAACACTTGATGGTGAAAAACTTGCTCAGAAATATCATGGTCAACCTTTTAATTATTGGGGAGACGATTCTTTAGGCCGTATGAAATATCTTAATCCTGAAAAAGTAGGAATGCCAAAAAGATGGGGACCTGGAGTAGGCAGACATGCTGAAGATGAAACTGAAGACCGAGTATGGTCTTATAAAGCAACCATAGAAAATGCTCTTTCGTATATAAAAAGAGTTGATGTCTGTATTTTTAATGAGAATGAAATCACTGAACTTGATACGAGGATAGCAAATATGGAATCTCAAGGTAAGACTGAACTTGTTTATGCTTTGAAAAGGAAAAAAGAAACGCTTCTTCAGGAAAATGAAGAAATGAAACGAAAAGTATTTGATTTAAAACGTTCTTTAAAAGATAGGCTTTTCATATACGATAATGATGAAGCATTTGCATTTGGTGGTAATGGTTATGTTAACCCTGAATGGCTAAATGATTGGTCTAATGATGAGGGTATTAGGGATAGAATTGCTAATGCTTCCCAACATTCCAACTTCCGAACACAAGCAACGACAAAAAGAGCGTTGGCTGCTGCATTGGCCATTATGGTAGGGAAAATGTCACCAAAAGATTATAGAAAAGCAATCATCAGGTTTTGTGAACAATATGGTTTTAAAGACCTTATTGATAATGATATATTTAGAATGGTGACTGATTATATGTGGCGTTATTCAAATGATATTGCTTACATTGCATCGGAAATAAATCCTTCGTATAATCACAATAGGGAAGATATTGCGAAAATACAAAATATGCTTACACATTGGATGAGGAAAAACGGTTATTCATCATTAAGAGATATTAAACTTTTCGAGAATGAAGAAATAAAAAAAGTTCGTCAAGGAATGATTGCGTATGAGGAACATGAGCCTGATTATGAAATTGGGTTTGAAGGACCTGATGCATCTGACTATGCGCACATAATAAGTGAGGATGTTAATCCTGAAGATGTTGACCTTTCATCATTTGAAATTAAGAAAAAACTTAATCCAAAATTTTGGAAAGACAATAAACTTGATTCAAGAGTTAGGTTAAAATTACTTGATATTGCAGACGATTTTACTGATTTTCTTAATGTGAATTGGGTTAAACCTTCGGATATAACAATGACTGGTTCATTGGCGAATTATACTTGGAATGAAGAATATTCTGACATTGACCTTCATATTATATTGAATTATAAAGATGTTGATGAAAGAACGGATTTTGTTAAAAACTATTTTGATGCTAAGAAAAAAGAATGGAATGAAAAACATAAAGATATAAAGATTTATGGTTTCCCAGTCGAAGTATATGTACAAAATGAAAATGAGCCACACAAATCAAGTGGTGTATATTCGTTGGAAAAGAATGAGTGGGTAACAGAACCCGATGTAAATAACTTTAGTGAGGATGATTATGACAAAAATAACGTCAAAACAAAAGTTGCTGATTTCATGAATAAGATTGATGGACTTGAAAATGATTTTAATACAACTGATGACGAACATCAAATTGAAATAATTTTTGATGATGCCGAAAGTCTATTCAACGATATCAAGGATGAACGGAAAAATGCTTTTAAAGAAACAGATAAAGAACTTTCTGACGGAAATATTGTGTTCAAAACACTTAGAAGAAACGGATATATAGAAAAAATATCAGATTTAAAAAACAAAACATACGATAAAATTAACTCTTTAGATTAGTTTTCAAATATATAAGATATTTATTGCAAAATAAGGAAAAAAATATAATCGATTATATGGCTAATTTTGATGCTCAGCTCCAACGCATGCAAAGTCTGATGACTTATGGTGCTGTCAAAGAAAACAAGAAACAGGCAAGTGGCACTATGGAATATCATGCTATTGGTGCTGACGGTAAGGCTTACGGTATAATCCGTGAGAATCAGAAATTCTATATAAAAACAGCTCCGAAACAACACGAAATGGTTGCAGAGGCTTATGATTATATAGGAGGTTTCAACAACAAGAAACAATATGAGTATACTATGCTCAGCGATGCTAAGAAAAATTTCGACATGAAACTCATGGCAATCAAGGAATCTTATGCACCTAAAACAAATTTCTCTTTGTCAGATTTTGAGGTGAAAGGAGATGTCATGAGCGAGTGTGGTAAAAATATGATGAACGAAATTGCTCGTCAGCGGCAGATTATGAATAATGCTGCAGCAATCATGAACGAGGCATCAACAATAGGGTGTTCAAACACAGGAAATCCTGAAGCCCCAAAAACAACATCTTTCAACGCTAAAGTTGGCGAACCATTCGAAGAGACTGCAACAGCAGAACTTGATAAGGATTTCAACAAGACAGCATCTGACCCTGAGAAACAGGGTGAGCCATTCGGTGATAATGCAAAGACTGAGGAACCGAAAGATGCTGAATACGTACCAAGTGGGTCTGTAGCAAATCAGAAGCCAAAGGGTGGTAAAGTTGTTAAGGTTGATGAGTCCACCATGAAAGTTTGGGAGATGATGGCAAAACTCGACAAGAATTTCAATATCAATGAGGCTTGTGAGGAGTGGGGCTCATGTGGTCTTCCTTCTGATGAGGGTGTTGGTAGCCCTGAAGGACATCTTATGGAAGATGAGGAAATAGCAGGCCTTGATGATGAGGGAATGGAATTTGCGGAAGATGAATTTGAATCTGTAGAGGAAGAGATGCCTGAAATAGAAGGTGAAGAAGTTCCTGAAGCAGAGGAAGAATTCGATGAAGATGAATTTGATTTCGAAGAATTCGATGATGAGAATGCTGAAGGCGCAGAGCCTGAAGAGCCTGAAGAGGCTGAGGGTGCTGAAGAGGCTGAGGCAGACATGGAAAACCCCGAATCAAGCGAACTTGACGAACTCCGTGCTGAAATAGAATCTCTTAAGGCACAGCTCGCAGAACTTAAAGGCGAGGAACCTGAAATGGGTGAAGAACCGGTAGAAGATGACCTTGGAATTGAGGAACCTAATTTTGATGAAACTGAAATGGATGGCGCTGATGAATTTGCAGAAGAGCCTGAGATGGAAGACGAGCCTGCAGGTGAAGAAGTTGAAGAAACATTTGACCCTGAAATAGATGCTAACTATGAGGATGAACCTGATTTCGGACTTGATGAGGCGAGGAAGGCTGAACTTGAGTCGATAATCGAAGGACTTACTCAGAGATATCTTAACGAAGACAAACTTAATGTTTTTGGAAAACATCCGGGTTACAGAAAGAAGCCAATGACACTCCCTGCAACAGGTTCTGATGGTGACGAGAAAACAACTGATTGGAATGATGAGTCTGTTTATTCAGAACAGCCGTTCGGAGAGAAAATCGGAGACAGCGCACCATTTGAAAAGGCTATCGAAAAAATTGTTGATAGCGTAATGGAAGGAATTACTAAAAAAAAAATCTAACTGAAAGCGATATCGAAGAAAGGAAAGTATTGAAAGTGGGCTCGAAAGAGAAAGCACCTGCAATGCCTGAAGTTCCTGAGATTCCTGAAGCACCTGCAGATGATATGGGGGAAGACCCTATGATGGGAGGACCTGAAATGCCTGCAGCGGAAGAGGAAATGCCTGAAGTACCTGAAGTTCCCGAAACAGAGGGGGATGATGACAGCACAATGTCAATTATTAACCAACTTTCTGACGAAGATAGGGAATCGGTACGTGCTTATGCTGAAAGCATGTTAAATAAAAGTGAGGGTGAAAATGAAGAAACACCTGAAGTTCCCGAGACAGAAGACATTCCTCAGATGAATCCACAGGAAGGAAAACGTTTTACCAAGAAACAACTTAAAGAAGAGTTCGGTGTTAAACCTGAAGAGGATAGCGAAAAAAGAATGGTAAACAAAAAACGTACTGACATAAAAAAGGGGAATCCTTTCAATCCACCAAAATTTAACTAATATCAAGCCCACCAAACACGGTGGGCTTTTTTAATGATATAAACTATTTATATGAATAAAAGGAAATGTTATGGCTAAAACAATCTATATAACAGAAGCACAGTTAAATACGCTTAAAAAATATATTCAAGAAGAAGGAAACTCATTGGAGATTACTGTAACCCCTGATGAAGGTGAGACTGTGGATGATGCAATTGCAAATTCTAAGGAGAATATTGAAGAGGTGGCAGGCTCTCAAGCCGCTGCTGATACCAAATTCACTTTAAAGGGTAATGCGTTCGAAGGAAAGACTTATACTAAAAAAGAGATTGAAAAAAGCCGTCTTCATAAGACATTGAAGGAAGGTAAAAAATATACAAAAGAAGAATTCACAAAACATATCCTTAACAAATGAGTAAAACAATCATCATAAACGAAAAGATATTGAACTCCCCTTTATTAAAGGAGGGGATTCTTCTTAATGAACTCCCTGATGATATCCGTCAACAATTAAAAAACAACGATACATCATTGGGCTCAAGCCCGGCATTTCCTGATGAATATGGCGATTCTTTCGATACTAAACTCACATTGAAACGTTTCGAGGAAACTAAGAAAATGCTTGAACGTATTGGGAAAATTGAAGGATGTGACAGTATTGAAAATGCATTGCCAATGCTTATTGAAAAATGTAAGAAAATAGAAGAACCAATTAAGGCTAATCTCGAAAAAATTGCATATAATTTTATTGTGGAACATTTTAATGTCCCTGAAGGTTCCATTAATTTTTCCACAGAACTTAAAGATAATCTTGAAGGCATTGGTATGAACGTAAGGGTTCAATCAGAGGATACTGATTTCGAGTTTGAAAATTCCGTTCATAAAAAAGAACTTAATGACGATATTAGAAAACGCAGGGTTATCAATGCACTCATGACCGGTGCGGCATTGAGGATATCTTCAAATATTAAACTGTACATCGCCGAGATATATGATTTGGAACCCAAACTCCCTGACTTATATCGAAAGATATTGGCATTGAATGATTATCTTCTTTTTACTAACATAAATGATGTACCTGAGGATAAAACAAATCAATTAGGTATGTCTAAAATAACAATTGGTAATGAAGAGACGAAATCAGAGGTTGTTGTTGAGGCTTGCATTTTTCCAATTCTTATATATGAAGAGGTGAGAGCATTTTTAGAACTTTCTGCAGCACATGGTCTTCCAATGAAAAAAGAAGAAGCGAATTATGTTATGTCCAAAGCAGATTATCTTCAGGCAGAACCTTGGGATATGAGGCTCGGTCCTGCCATGTGGGATAAATTGTCTGATATGATGGGTGATGTTGATTCCAAACTAATTCCTTATGTTTTTATGGAAATCTGTAAGTTAAAACCATCTAAATTCAACCTTCTTATGCAGGAAGTGCTTAGTGGAACAAAGAAAGGACATAGGGTTATACAAAATATTGTACAATATTGCACCGAAAATTACGAATACGATGATTTTCAAAATCGCATGAAAAAAATGAATGCTGATATTGCAATAATCAACGATGAATATATAAGGCCTGAGGAGTTATAGTTTTGTACATTAAAAACTATTTATCTACTAGACATTAAAACATTTAAAATCATGTTGAAATCAAATCTTACTGAGATAACAAAAAATAAAGTTGGAACCGGTCTTCTTTTGGAAAACGATGGCTACATTTCAATGTCTGAAGGAGAGAATAAAAAACTATTCGAATCTGTTAAGAAGATAAATGAGGGACTTAATGACGGTGAGTTTTACTGCCCTTATCCTTTTGTCGTACATGCTGTGTTCCAAAAATTTGGTATTGAAAACGCTAACGGGCGTATATATCCGGAAGATGTACTTAAAAAGCAAGTGGCGATATATCAGCAAAAGATAAACGAGAAACGCGCTTATGGGGAAACAAATCATCCGGATTCAAGAACATCAGTAAATCTTGACCTTGTTTCAATGAATATCCTTGAACTTCATTGGGAAGGACAGACACTTGTCGGACAACTTGAAGTAATCACAACACCGGGTTTTAGAAAGTATGGTATCGCAAGTTCAACAGGAGACCTTACAGCAAATTTACTTCTTCAGGGCCTTAAAATAGGCGTGTCTTCAAGAGGTGTTGGTTCTGTTGAACATAAATTTGGAAAGTACATAGTGGGGGACGATTATGAAATCATTTGTTGGGATTATGTTAGTGACCCAAGCACCAGAAATGCATGGGTTGACATCGAAAAAGAAAAATTAACCCCATATCTTGAAAATACGGAAAATAAAAAACCAATTCTTTCAGAGAATACAAAATTGGATAAATTTAGTAAATGGTTGAATGATTAATTAATTCATTTATTTCTATCTAAATTGTTCGTTTTTAGATATTTTCTGAAAATATATGATATTTATTTTAAAAATAATGTAAAAAATTGCTTGTTTTCTAATGAGTACAACTAATAAAAATAACAAAAAGACAGTTTCAGAGGCTCTCCTTGAAATGGATAAGGTGTCCAAAGCCCTCAAGGAAGAAAGCAAGGCTACTCTGTCTTCACTTCTCTCAGAGGCAATCAAAGAATATCTTAATGAAGAGATTGGTGCTGATGATGAGGAAGAGAAGGATGATGAATATTCAATCGAAGATGACGCTGCTGAGAATGAGAATGATGCTGACGAAACCACAGTAGATGATGAGGGTGCTGAAGAGGAAATACCTGCTGAGGAACCTGAGGCTAATGCTGAGGACCTGAATGAACCTGAGGAAGGTGATGGTGAAGAATGGTCAGGACTTGACGACTTCAAAGTAGATGATGAAACATACGATTTGACTACCGGCGAGAAAGGCGATGAAACACTCGTAAAGGTTTATAAACTCCTTAAGGATACAGACCAAGTAGTTGTCAAACAAGAGGGTGACAGCGTATCATTGAAGGATAATGAAACTGGTGCTGAGTATGTCATAAAGACCGGATGCGAAGAAGAGGCTCCTGTCGCTGAAGAAAACGAATTTGAGTTTGAATTTGATGACGAGGAAGAGACTCCTGAAGCAGAAGGCGAATTTAATAACGACGAAGAAGACGAAAAAGTAATGGAAGGAAAAGAAATGGTATACGAGATTGACCTCGGATACACAGACAACTACCAAGATAAGGACCCAATCCAAGAACTAGCAACAACGAGCCTTCTAAGTCGGGAAAATCTTGGCACAAAGGCGTTCCAACAGGAACTGAAAAACCTTGGGCTTCTAAAGGTGATGATGCACCGTTTGAGGAAAAAGCCGCATGTAATGAAGAGGAATTGCTCACCGACATCGCTGCAGATGATATTGCAAGCGGAGAGGAGATGCCTGTAGAGGAAGGAACTAATGTAACCCTCCCTAACAGAAGAAAAAAAAGCAAGAGCCATTCAATGCAGCAGAAGGATTATCCAAAGGTTGCACATCATGATTCACAGAACGGAGACTATAAGGCTCTTGAGGAAATGGTGAAGAAACTTCAGAAGGAAAACAAGGAAATGAAGGCTATGATTCCTCAGATTAAGAAAGCGATGAATGAAAGTGTTCTTGTTAACTACAAACTTGGACGAATCGTTAAACTTATTTCTGAGAACGCAACAACAAGAAAAGAAAAGATTGATATCATCAATCGTTTCAATGAAAATGCTAAATCAATCAGCGAAACAAAGAGCCTCTACGAATCAATCAAGAGAGAACTTAACGCTTCAGCAAATTCAAAGAAACCTGTTCTTGAAAACAACGGAATCAAGGCTGAAAAACCACAGGTCGTTGAAACAACAGTATATCAGTCGAACGACCTTAAGGAAATGCTTGACTTCATGAAGAGAATGGAGAAATGCTAATCCTTAAAAAACAAATAAATAAGAATAAACAACATTAGAACATAATTATGGCTAACGAATTTTTAAGAAGTGGTCAGTTCGAAAGCATTGAACTGAACGAACAGAAGAAAGTTAGAGGAATGATTAACGAGCGTTGGGACAAGCTCGGACTTACTGCAGGTCTCGACGGATATATCAAAGATAATATCGCAGCCCTCTACGAGAATGAGGTTAAATACCTCCTTAATGAAGCAACTGCTTCTGACAACAGCGGCTCATTCGAGACTGTTGTATTCCCTATCATCCGCCGTGTATTCAGCAAGCTCCTTGCTAACGACCTCGTGTCAGTACAGGCAATGAACCTTCCTATCGGAAAACTTTTCTTCATCCTCCCTGTAACTTCAGAGCGTCAGTGGAGCGCAGAGGAAATGGCTGATGGTGTAACAGGTTCACACTACGGACTTATGGGTTATGAAAGAACTGACCGTAAGGATGGTTCACAGCACAACCGCTTCTATCTTCCTGATGAGGCTGTTAACGGTGTTGACAGAACTAACCCTGAGGTAACTCAGTACATGGAGAAGTCTCTTTATGACCTTTTCTACAACGATTTCCTTTATGATAACTCTAAGGGTAAAATCACTATCAAGGTTTCTGATAAGGTAACTCCTAAGAAATGGGATAAGGGTGTCCTCGCTGATGCTGCTGAAGATTTCTCAGATGTTCCTGTATTCGGTCTTGACGGTACTGTACGTAACGTAATCCTTGAGGTAGGTGGTTTCGCATCTTACAACGCAGGTAAACTTACAGGTCCTGACGGAAACGAAATGGATACTGAGGCATTCCTCGCATCTCTTAAGGTTATCGCTCCTGCTATCGACGGTGGTGAGAACGCTTCTTCTTTCGCAGAAGGTGAGTCTCTTCAGTTCCGCGTTGTAACTCAGAAGTATGGTAAGGGCATCGTAGAGTATGGCAACCCTTGCTCTGCAGAAGGTAAGATTCTCCTTGAGGTTGACCTTTCTAAGCCAGTTATCAAGCAGCAGGCAACTGTTGACGGTTATGTAGGTGTTCCTGCAGCAGCTCTCGCAGGTAAGAAGTTCCAGGTTGCTTGGGCTCAGTACGATTCACTCGAACTTGAGACTGAGATTGGTGAGGTTTCTTTCAAACTCGATTCAGTAACTGTATCAGTTGAGGAACGCAAACTTCGTGCTACTTGGTCTCCTGAACTCGCACAGGACGTTGCAGCATTCCATAACATCGACGCTGAGGCTGAGCTTACCGCTATCCTCTCAGAGCAGATTGCAGCAGAGATTGACCGTGAGATTCTCCGTGACCTCCGTAAACTCGCTCCATGGCAGGCTCGTTTCGATGTAAACGGTTGGAGACGTATGGCAGGTTATTCAACTAACTATACTCAGAAAGACTGGAATCAGGAACTTATCACTAAGGTAAATCAGATTTCTGCTCAGATTCAGAAGTCAACTCTCCGTGGTGGTGCTAACTGGCTCGTAGTTTCTTCAGAGATTAATGCTCTCCTTAACAACCTTGAGTATTTCCACGTAACTGACGCTTCAGCTGAGTCTGATACTTATAACATGGGTATCGAGCGCGTTGGTTCACTTCAGGGACGTTATCAGGTATATGTTGACCCATATGCTCCATCTTATTCACTTATCATGGGACACAAGGGTAAGTCACTCCTTGACACAGGATACATCTATGCACCATACGTGCCAATGCAGTTGACTCCAACAATGTATAATCCTTTCAACTTTGCACCTGTTAAGGGAATCATGACGAGGTACGCAAAGAAATGTGTTAACAACAAATTTTATGGAGGCATAAAGGTCGATGGCCTTGTAACATGGAACATTAACGAACTTCGCTAATCTAACTTGCTGAAAAGCAACTACTTATATAAAGGCTGTGAAATTAATCACAGCCTTTATTTTTGTATATTTTAATCCATTTAATTTTGTTTTTAATTGACGTTTTAGTGAACATTTCGTGTTATTTACCGATTTTTTGTTGTTTTAGTGAATAATTATTTGTATATTTACAAAAATAATAAATAAAAAATGTTTTTATGAGAGAATTTACCAATGAAGAAATAACTTCAATAATTGAAGATTATTCTAACAAAATTAGCACTGTTAAAATTTCTAAAAAGTTTAGAACATCACCACAAAAAATAAAAAACATATTAATGGATAACGGAATTGACATTCATGACCCATCTAAAACCGTAGGATTCACCCGTAAACCAAATAACTATTGGGAGAATAGGGATAATATATCCGAGGCTATGAAAAAATGTAAAACAAGAAGAGAGTTTTCACAAAAATATAGTCGTGCTTATTCTATTGCAAGAGAGAAAGGATGGTATGAAGAAATGGCAAATCTTTATTTTAATAAAGAGGATTCATTTAACAATTATACTGCCAAAATTCATATGGTTTATGCTTATGAATTTAAAGAATTAAACCATGTTTATGTGGGGAGAACATTGGATTTGAAGAGGAGACACCGTGAACATAGTAAAGATGAGAAAGATGGCGTTTTTAAATTTGCAAAAGATAATGGATGTAATATACCAAATGTTAGAATATTAGAAAAAGATTTAACAGCAGAAGAAAGTCAAATACAAGAAAATTTTTGGATTGAAGATTATTTAAGGCATAAATGGTTAATAATTAATAAATCATCAACAGGTATTAATAAAAGTTCATTGGGCGGTTCATTTAGAAAATGGAATTACGAAAAATGTAAGATAGCAGCCTCCAAATGCACAAGTAAAGAAGATTTTAAAAATAAATTTGTTGGCGCATATAATATTTCACGAAAATATGGGTGGATTTATGATTTTTTCGATTTTAACTTAAAAAAAGAAAACGGTTGTTTTAATACATTTGAACAATGTATTAATGAAATCAAAAAATATAAAACTCTTGGGGGAATCAGAAAAAATTATCCATTTTTATATCATAAAATATGTAAAAACAAATGGAATGATAAAGTTAGAGATATTTTGGGATATACCCCTAAACAGGTTTCAAAAAAAGTATATAAATTAAAAGATAAAGCAATAAAGGAAGAATATAAATTGTTGGATGTAAATACAAAAAATCTAAGTAATAAAGAACTCATTTTTTATTATATGATATATGCCCCATCAGTCAATATTTACCCTAAAATTTTGAATATAAGCAAATATGGGGAAAAAACTATTTTTGTGATAGAAGATAAAAAAATCGCATTCGTTGTTATTGGTGTTAATAACTATAGAAACAAAAAAATAAATATTGAAAATACATACGGATATTCAGTACATGTTATATATGATTGTGAAATAAACCCCATGGATTTCAAATTAGAAAATAAAATTGATTCCATTTTAAACATTAGGCGAGAACTTGGATGTATTACTTTAAATGCAAGAGATTGTAAAGTTGGAGAAATTTGTTCTCAATGCGCCAACGAATTTTTAAATACTAATCATATACAAGGTGAATGTAGTTCCACAATTTATTTGGGTGCAACATATGATAACATTTTAGTTGGCGTCATGACTTTTAAGAATGGTTCTTTAACTAATAAAGGATGGGAGTTAAATAGATTTGCAACAGATTTCCATTTTATAGTGAGAGGCTTGGGTAGTAAGATGTTTAAATATTTCATAAACCACTATAATGTTGATAGTGTAATATCATTTGCTGATAGAAGGTGGACATCTTCATTAAATAATGTTTACACCAAAATGGGGTTTGAATTCTGTCATATTACACCACCTTCATATAAATATCTATCCGTAGATACATCTGACTCCAAATTGTATAATAAATTTGGGTTTAGGAAACAAACGTTACTTAGAAAACATCCCGGCTTTCTAACCCCTGAAATGACAGAAACGGAAATGGCTAAGAAACTTGGTTACGATAAAATATGGGATTGCGGACTCATAAAGTATATATGGAAAAAACCTGAGGAATAAACCTCAGGTTTTCATTTTTTTTACATTATACACGAAATCGTGAACAGAGTGAGCGTTTTGCTGATATGTTCTGTAAGTCCATCTGCATTGTATCCTATGCTGATGTAAAGGTAGTTAAACAGAGCATTGCTGCTTAATTACCATCGTTTGGAATCAATTTGCTTCATAAAATTTGAAAGGAATTGTCTGTATTTTAGGGACACATCACCAAGATTATCAAGTTGCTCTTGAGGGATAACATCCAAATAGTCGTTTATTAAATAACGTGTAATTCTATTAATTTCAGTTAATTCATTCTGTACACCAGTATTCCCCCATGGCATATACTCTTCACTTTCTTTCAATACTTTCTTTACTGATTCAGAAATAACTTTTTTCAAGTCAGATTCTGTTAATCTTATTGTGTTTTTCTTCATATTTCACTATTTTCATATTTTTTATTGATGTCTTTCATTAAAATCTTGTTCGTCAGGAGTAAGATGCCTTTTCTTATAAGTATCCAAATCCCAATATCTATAATTATCTAATGCATAATCTAATTTTTTCTCAATATCATCTGCAACTTCATCATGTGACCTACCCCCAAATGTTGAATTAAATTTGTCTTTCTCATGACCTTTCAAAGAAACCAACTGTTTCTTTTTTCTTTGAACATAAGTTTGCACTTCAGAAAAAAGATTTTTTATTTTTTGCGCAAGAATTGGACCTTGCGTGTTTTCAGGTTGTTCATCATCTTTATACCAATGTTCATATGCTTCACCTTTCAATGCCTGTTGCATTTTATTACATGCTTCTTCAAAATCGTACATGGCACCATCAAGCATATCAACTCTGTTATCAGATTTCTTTACGGCATCTTCTGCAGTTCCCCAAGAGATTTCGTTTAAAATCCTTTTTGTTGATTCGACCAATATGTAATTAAATTCTTTCTCAGCCAGTTTCATAATTAAAACCCAATTATCTCCCTATAAATAGTTTAATGAAACTAAATGTGTTTTTCTTCTATATTGGATATTTATAGTAAATGGTTTATTGCATGAAAATTACTGAAAATCAACTCTATGAAATGTTCTCAAAGAGTGTTAACAAGATTTTGATGGAAGGGCCTTCACAACAGAATGGCCCGGATGTCGACGGAACATTTAATCAGGAGTATGTTGATAAGAATATAAAGAAACGTGGGCTTGTTGACCCGAGTCAAAATGGTAAAGCCAAGATTGATGGAAAATATGCAGCGGTAAAAGGAGGGAAAACGGCTTTAGGCGCTGCTGGTATGAGGGTTGGCACAGTTCTTGGTGCTGCGGCAATGGGTGCAATTGCGGGAGTTGGTGGTGCAACACTTGCTCTTGGAAACATTCTTAACATCGCAGGCCTTGGTATTCTTGTGGGTAACTATGTTTCTAACATAAATGCACTGAATAAGGTTTCAAAACTTGAATTCCCCAAGAACCCACAAAGCGCAATGAAATATGCAAGATATGCTGCTGCCGAGAGGGTTAATGCTCAACAGATTTGTCTTAACATTCAGCAGAATCTCAAAAATGCAATGAATGCGTGGAATCTTGTTTATACAGGAGAAACTTATGATTGGCAGACGCTTCTTAATACCATTAACAACCAAGGAGGACAGACAAAAGCACGTTTTAAGGACCGTGGTCAAACACAACAAATTGATGTTGATTTTGATAAAAATCTCACTGACAAAAATGCGGGACAGAACGAAAGCATTTATCATGGCGATTTGTTAGAAGCCACAGATTACGATAAAACAATAAAAAGCGTTGCTGAATTCAAGACCGATTTTCAGCAGGATAAAGCGGGGGGCGAACAGGTTCTTGTTGGACTTGGTGAAGCATATGTTAAATCATATGGAGTGTGGATGCAGTGGACACGTTATATTAACGTTCTTGTTCATAAATTTCAGAAATATGGAGTTACTTGGGAACGTGTAATTCATTCAAACAATGAGTTTGGTGTTAAAAACACATTGATTACATTTGCCAATGAATTGTTTGGTACTAAGATACCACTTCAGGGGCTTGATGGTAAGGAGGAATATCAGGGTAAATCTCAAACGAAAGAAATCATACTTCGCCTTGTTGCCAACAATTGGGGAACCGGTGCGAAATATGGACGTTACAAAGGAACATCATATACATTACTTCAGCAAGAAAAAACAAACAATTTCTTCGCACTTGAACCACTTGACTACACAACAATGCAGAGTAACGGAAGTTGGGTTGGGGGACGTTTGTATTCAAACCCACTTGGAAACGGTATGGTGGAGGTTATTAGAGTCAACAATGGACAAAATGCCCAAAACACTAATTTGGGACAATGCCCTGATTTTGATAATTTAAGCAAGGGACAGGGAATCACCTTCAATTATGCACCAAACATGGTTTCAAATACTACACAGGACCCTAATGGTAAAAACGTATATATATTGAAACCTAACGCCGCATTTAGTATGATTGTATTTGATGATTAAAAAACAATAATTACGTATGATAGAAAAATGGTATAGGGGACATGAAGGTTCAAGGCATGCACTTGACAATTTTGGGATAATATGGTTATCAGCCGACCCTGAATATGCTCAGTTATACGCCGATGAATATCCTGATGGAATTGTGTCAACAGTGTGGGTTGATATGGATAAACTTAATTATTTCGATAATTATTATGATAATAATTTTGATGTGTATGACCCCGACATGAGATTGGTTAGGGAATATATGGAAGAGGGTGGAAATTGTTATACCTTTCCCGTGGGAGATGGAATAGATGTTCTTGCATTAGTTTCAACAGAACCGGTAATAAAAGTAGAAAGAAAAATAGTTGAAAATATGAAACTTAATTACAATGATATTAGATATATCATGCACGAAGCAACAAAAAGAATTCTTTCAGAACGTTATAATCACATGAAAGAGGAAGATTTCAGTATCGATATATTTGAACTTGAAATTGACCCATCATTTGAAGAGGAACTTGATGACTATTCACGAATGGAAGGTGGTATGAATGAAGTTCATGTAATATGTACATTTAATTGTTTTGAAGGCCAAGAGGGTTCTTATGAACAGGAACCAATATCCCCATATTGCAATCTTGAAGATGTACAGCCGGGAAATAATGAAGGCCTTATGCAAAACATGTCTCCTGAATTGTTCGCAGCCGTAATTAACTCAGCTCTTGACTATGTTTGGAAGCATCAGCAAGAGTTTGAAGAGGATTTCATTACTGAGTGCGAACCGGACCCTATGGATTTCTTCGATGAGGATGAATATCGTTATAAAAAATTAGGATATTAATATTATGACAAGGGTAACTGATGATGTAAAATCATTATTTAAGAGAGTTCGAACACTTCTTGGTGCACCAATTAGAATGGTCGAAATAAGTGATGAAGAATTTTGTAATCTTCTTGATATTTGTATTGAAGATTATGCTTCAAAAGTTCAAAACTTTCTCATTGACACACAGTGGCAGTCTCTTTATGGGAAGAAAATTGATGCTACTGACTTTGCTCATGCCCTTTCAACAAGAACTTTTGATTATACCAAGGATTATTCATATTGGTTCTCCAAGGAAGTTGGATTACAACAGGAGGGACCTTGGGAATTGAAAAAAGATTTCTTTGAAATAGAGAAGGGTAAACAAGTTTATGTTGTTCCTTCAGGAAGAACCATCAATAAGGTTATGTGGGTTAATCCACCTGTATCGCAAGCAGCGTTGTTTGCTAACTATGGTGGTATTGATATTGGATTTGGTGGTGGTTTTGCACAACTTGGTGGTGGGGCTTATGGCCCTGTTGGGGGATTTTACACAGCGCCTGCAGCCGATGTTGCTTATCTTGCGACTGATATCCAATATAAGAACCGTCTTTTAAGGGGGGACCTCGTTTATAAAGTGACTGCAGGCCCTAACGGTACTCACCTTATTCATCTTATGTCAACGCCCGGTTCAAAACTTTCTTTTGGTTTCATGGGTGGTGTAAATGGTGGCATAGGACTTGTTGGATGTGAGGTTTGGTATACATATTATGATACAGTAACAAAAGAGGAAGAGGACCAATGTCGTCTCGATAATATCAATAATGTTGTATTGACGCCTGACCAAGTTCCATTGAATAAAATGGATTGGAATTATCTTAATGATGCAACAAAAACAATTATCAGACAACTTCTTGTTGCAAAAGCGAAAGAAACATTAGGTATCATACGAGGTACATTTAGTGGTAAAATCCATCTTCCACAGGCTGAAGCGCAAATGGATTATCAGATGTTGATAAATCAAGGACAAAGAGAGTATGAACAAGTAATGCAGACTCTTGAAAAACGCCTTGAAAAACTTACACCCGAATCAATAGCCGAGCGTGAAGCCAATATTGTTAAGAATACATTAGAGAGACAAAAGGGTACACCTTTGGGAATATATCTGTTTTAAATGATGGAGGGGGTGAACATATGGCCTCCTCTAAATCTTTATAATCAAAAGATTATACCCTATATTATTTTAGAAATATTTTGAATGATGGCTAATAAGAATAGAAACATATTTTCGGGCTTGAATGACGTTCTTTTTGGTAGTTCCATACCAAAAGAATTTAAGAAAACGACAACATATAATATCGGTAATTCAAACCCAGTTCTTTATTCAACCAATAGTAGAGAGGATTATGAACAGAAGAAACTTCAATTGAGGCAACAAAAACTCCTTTCCTATCAATGGGTGAAATCAGGCGTGGATAACATGCAGGATTCCCTTGCAGGTCTCACAAGTGTAAAACTTATGTACAGGGATGCTGACCTTATGTGCTCAGATACATATATTTCAAGTGCATTGGAGATTGTATCGGATGAGGCTTGCTGTATCAATTCCAAAGGAAAGATGCTTAATATCTATTCAAAATCAGAAAGAATAAAAGCAGTTCTTGAGGATTTGTTTGTTAACAGATTGGATGTTAATACAATACTTCCTGCAATATGTTATAACATGTTGAAATACGGTAACGAATATATGCTCTTTAACCTTAATATTGAAGAGGGTATTACAGGATGGAGAGAGATACCACCATATGATATGGAACGTTATGAAAACGGTATGGATAGTCCTTATGTTGCACCCGCCAATTTGGTTCATGGTAATGGTTTAAAACCAGAAGAAACTAAATTTGTGCGTGTAGGTAAGAATGAAAGTCTTCCTTATAGGAGTTGGCAAATCGCCCATTTCCGTTATTTAACCGACACATTTTTCCTCCCTTATGGAGTTTCTTATATACATAAGGCACGTAGGGCTTGGAGAATGTTGTCAATGATGGAAGACTCAATGTTGATATATCGTCTCGACAAAAGTGTTGAAAGAAGGGTATTCAAAATATATGTGGGCGCAATTGATGAACAGGATGTTCCTGCTTATGTACAGGATGTTGCTAACAATTTCAAACGCACACCGCTTATTGACCCCGCAACAGGACAACTCGACCTTAAAAAGGGGTATGCTGATGTGACTTCAGATTATTTCATCCCTGTCCGTTCTGAGAACGCCCCTAACCCAATTGAAACTCTTCCAAGTGCACAGAACAACACACAGATGGATGATATTGAATATATGAAGAATAAGGTTCTTGCAGCACTTCGATTGCCTAAAACTTTCTTGAATTTCCAAGAAGCACAAGGAAAGGGGCAAAATCTTTCTATCATGGATATTCGTTTCTGTAGAATGGTTAATAGGGTACAGCAATTCCTTATTATGGAGTTGAATAAGATTGCCATTACCCATCTATATCTTCTTGGTTTTGAAGATGACCTTACCAATTTCTCAATTACAATGAATAACCCATCGCCTCAGATAGAAGCACAGGAACTTGAAGATATTACTAAGAGGGCGACTGTGGCACAACAACTTCTTTCAGACCCAGGTAATGGAATCCAAATGTGGAGTCTTCATAGAGTTCTTAAAGAAATCATGAAGATGACAGATAAGGAAATTGCCGACAACCTTAATGAGATACGTCTTGAAAAGGCTCTTGCTGCGGAACTTATGAAGACAGAACAGATTATTAAGAGAACAGGCCTCTTCGACCCTATTGATAATATCTATGGCGAAATTGATGCTGAATATCAGGAAGGTAACCCTCAGGAAGGTGGTGGCATGGGTGCCGGTGGAGCCATGGGAGGCGGTGGATTCGGTGCAGGCCTTGGTGGTGGAATGGATGACATTGGAAGCGATGTTGACAGTCTCGGTGCCCCGGGAGCCGATACAAGTGGCGATATAGGCGGCGAAACAGGGACAGTTGATATGGGGGGAGCCGCTGCCGCTGATGCAGGAAATGCCACAATGGAAAACACAACAAAAAACAAGAATCTAATTCTCGAAAACATTTTTATGGGAAAGCATGATATCAAGAAATCGGTAATTAATGAATATATTAACCGCCTTAAAGAAAATGATATTGATGAAAACGAAAAGATGAACACCCGTGTTGATTTTGTCAGTGAAAATCTTATTCTAAATGAAACAACCCAATCACTTTTAGATGGGCTTTCCAAAAGATTGAATGAGATTGATAAGGAAGGTGATAATGTTCTTTAACAGACTATTTATTGTAAATTAAAAACGAAATTCATTATGAAAAAAAACATATTATACGAATCAGTATCTAATGTCAACGACCTCGATACCCTTAATGAAATGAAAAACAAATTCATCTCTCTTTGCGAAAAGAGAGAAAAAGAGTTAAATGTTATTGCAGAGGCTGAAAATCTTAATACAAACTCATTTCTTTTTATTAAAGAAAGTTTTGCGAGTCTTTGCCCATCACTTATTAAAACAAAAAAAGGGGCTGCACTTATTAAAAAATATGTCAAGGAACATAAAGAAAATAAAGACCTTCGGAAAATGTTCAACATTTATGAGAATATCACATCAATTGATAACACCATCAATGTTGAAACATTCGTGAATGAAATGAAAACAATGGTGGGAGACCTTGATTTTGACTCTTTAAATGAGGGTATTTCACGTTTAAATACAATTTTGAAGCAAGGATACATTGAAGTTGGAGAAGAGGCTAAAAACGCCGTTTCTGCACATAATAACAGGGTATTGGATGAATCAGTAAACTATGTCTTCGGAAATACCAAGAAACTCGACAACATGGCCCGTTATAATCTATGTGTTAATGAGATTAAAAAATTTGTTGCTGAAAACAAGATAAATCCTCTTTCATTCAAGAGCAATACCAATTTAGATAATCTTGTTGAAGAATTTAACAATCGTTTTTCCGCAGATATAATTGGAGAGAAGAATTTTGCTCTCATTAAGGAAATTCATGAATGTGAGAATAAAAACGAGATTTTTGAAAAGTATAAGAACGAGTGTATTAACAAAATTAACGAAGCAATTAATGCTAACATCAGTCAGGAAACATGTAATCAACTCGTTGAATTCAGAACTCGCCTAACAAAAAAAGAATACAACCCTGAAACTTTGGGAATGGATATCACAAATTTCATTGAACTTGGAGAAACTGTTTCAGAATAAAGAAAAGCCTGAGAAAATCTCAGGCTTTTTTATTTTATATAAATTTTTAAATCTTCTGATATCGGAACGATAAGTTTTCCTTGCGGAAAATCCACACCTTCCTCAGTAAGATTTCCGTGGAAATCTATCGTAAACTGCCCCTTATATACCCCGCTTTCCTTTGTATCACGTTCTCTCCAACGATATTCAATTACATATTTTTCTTCACATCCATCTGTTTTTGCGAGAATAACATTACAAGGCGCTTTAGATATTTTCAATACATCAGTATCTACATTCCACATTGAAAATGTTATTGTAGCATCCTGTAATGATTTATTAATGATATCCGATTTAAGGAAATCAGTTCTTCCATCATTTATTAATTCAATTCTGAGGTACGGAGCGGTAGCCCCCTTTATAATAAAAAATTCTTGATTCATGCCAATATATTTTCCTTATAAATAGTTTTCTTCTCAGGTTTATTGATTGCAAAGCCACTGTAATTGATTGTCTTCTTAAATTCTTTGAATAATTTTGGTGACAGTGAAATTGTTTCATCAAGAAGTTCTGAAGCGGTAGCACCTTTTGTTTGCTTTAAATGACATTGAACCGATAGATAAGATTTCTTACCAATTTTCATTCGTTCATAAGGTATTTCAACAGAACAGATATAATTCTTTTCAAAAATAGGATTTTGATTAATGAAATTTTTTATATTATCATTAATTGATTTTTCCATGAAATCAGTATCCTCTTTATATTCATCTTTCTGCTGAAACGGAGTAACAAATACCCCGGTTTCAATATACACACTTGTGGGTTTTTCCCTATTAAGCATACCTATTTTAATTTTGAATCCGTCATCTTCAAATTTCTTTTCAATACCCAAACGTTTAGCCATCTTAAAAATATATTTCCCTATTAATATAGGGAAATATATTCAAAAAGTCAAGAGGTAATAATGGAAAATTTAAAAAAAATGAAGGGAGGTCTTCTTCATGAAGAGCCTCCCCAGTCTTAATACGTAAGTATTTGACCTCAGCCAATCTGAGATTTAACTATGTTGTTAGTGTGCGTAAGTATTTTCGTATATACGAAGCCTACTCACCAAAATAGTTCAGAATTGTGTTGATAATCGGATTTCTAACCACATCTTCTTCCCCGAATTCAACGATTCCCATTCTATCATCAGGGTATTCTTTAACTTTTTCAATTATATAATTGAGTCCTGATGTTTCCTTTTTAAGTTTTGGGTGGTCAATTTGGTCTGTATCACCCATTATAATAAATTTTGCATTATATGATATTCTTGTCAACAAGGTTTTCATCCCCCGTATTGTTAGATTTTGCATTTCATCGCCCAAAACAATACAGTTTTTGAGATTTACGCCTCTTAAAAAAGATATTGGCATGTATTCTATATAACCTTGTTCAAATAACTTTTCTCTACTTCCTTTCCCAATTAACTCATCTATAACAATTTGAAAACTCATCATACTTGGATAGAGTTTCTCATTCACAGTTCCCGGTAACAAACCCAAAGGTTCTTCACTCTGTATTGAACTTGTTACAAGATATATTTTTTCAAATTCTTCTTTTTCTTTTAAAAGTTCCAAGGCCTTGCAAACAGCGACGTAAGTTTTCCCACAGCCCGCTTTACCTTTCACAAACACCATTTCAACATTATCATTATCAATGAGGTTTGCATAGTCCTTCTGTTTCTTGTTCTTGCACTTTAATCTCACCTTATAGGGGAGTTTCTTTTGAGGGATGTAGAGTTCTTCCTCGTTTGGTAACACCACCTCAGTCTTCTTTTTCTTTCCCATTAAAAATTGGTTTCTGTCAATTATTTTGTTTATTCCGGAATAATTGCTTCTGATAATAAATATCATATATTGATTGAATATTTTGTCATGGAAGATATCAAAAACAAAGAAAAAAGTTCCTATTTTACCTAACTATTTATATATAAATTACTTGATTGGTTATGATAAAACACACTTTTTTAGATAAATGTTGTACCATTGTCATGGGTTCTGATTTGAACACAGGATTGAACCCTGTTGCTGAATTGAATTGTGGTAATGGCGTGTCGAGGGCGTTAATTCATTTTGATATTGAAGGGCTTAAAAAAATGGAAAAAGAGAAACGTTTTCCAAATAGAAACAGCCTTAAACACATATTACACCTTACCAATTGTGGTTCTGTAAATAATGATGTTCATAATCAAACCCTCACCTCATCAGGATGTATATCTAAAGAAAGAGCAACTTCATTCGATGTTATTTTATTTAAAGTTCCAATGGAATGGGATAATGGTAAAGGCGTTGATTTTAAAACTGATTTTTGGATAACTGACAATCATAAATATTCAACATCCGGTTGTAATTGGTTTCAA